AAAAATGTATTGATATTCTTTATAATAAAATAGATTATTGCTATAATGAAAGAAATATTGGTTTAAATAATTATATACAAGAATTATCATATGTACTTTCTAAAAAAATATTTGATATCATGATTTTGATTGAAGATGATTTAAATATATATGATGATAATATACTCGAATGGTTTAATATAAAGTATTTGTAAAAATAATTTGTTTTTTTAATTGGAATAAGCGAGGCCGCCCATACCAGATAAGATACGAAGTACGTTGTAGTTAATAGCATATACATGGATAGTACCCGCTACACTTGATGATAGAGATAATACAGCAGTGTCTATACGAGACATGTTGAGAGTGCCACTGGGTTGATGTTCTTCTGGTTTAAGGGCGAACGAATATACATTGATACCTTTATGATTTTCATCAGGAGTATTTTCGTGATGTTGGTAAGGTTGAACAAGGGAGAAATAATCACCTTTGCGAGTAGCGAAACGATCATTACCATTGAGCATAATTTTAGCTTGCATAGTGGGATTTGACGAATTACTATAATTATTAGCAGTAAGATTGACAGCAGAATTTTCCGCAGTTGAAAAGTTATTCCAGAATGGTATTAGAGTACCGGCATCATTCTTTTTAACAGCCCATATAAGTTCTTTGCATGGGTGATTAAAGTTAAGTCTCACTGGTTTCATGGTATCAGCAGAAGTAGAATTAGTTATAGTATCAGTGCCAGTGAATTGTAATTGTTCAATTAAATATTCATGCGATAATTGAGCGAAACGTCTGCGTTCATCGGTATCAAGGAAAACATAGTCAACCCATAAATTAGCATCATTTAATGAAATATTAGAACCAGTAGCAAATCGTTTTTCAACAGATCCAGCTCCATCCACGAAATCAGCACCACTATCGGATGCTTTCTTGTTACCATTTGTGCATCCTACGCCAGTTGAAACATCTTCATCTTCACATAAATTAGAAACCTTAGTATCTACTAAGTTAGATGCCGACTCATATTCTATGTTGATTTTAACTTCGTGATATTGAAGGGCGATTAATGGAAGAGCTAAACCAACATTGCGACAGAACCAGAATTCAAGAGGAACATATAATTCGTAACTAGCGTCTGCTTTTAATTTAGTACATAAATTTTTATCATTTGCGCCAACCATAGTATTATAACCAGAGCGTTTGCCCATTGGTAAAGATAATTCATTCCAGATATATAACCATTCGGAATAATGTTTATCTATGCGTTGACCACCGATTTCTAATTCAACAGTTTTTAGTAATCTTTGACCAAAGTTTGGTACAAGGGCAACATTATTAATAGTACCAGATACGGCATTAGTATTTTTGATTTTACCGTTGAAATATACACGGTGGATTAAATCACCGTTACGAGTTATTTGGAAACTAGCACGGGAACCTAACGAATTACTTCCGGTTGGAGTTTGTTGGATAGCTTCAATAGCGAAGTTAGTATGACGACGATATACAACTTTGAAAAAGGTAATTTGAGGATTACCGGTTAAATAAACATCCTGAGCACCATAAGCTACTAGTTGAAGAAGACCACCACCCATTTACGCTATATTCTTTATACTATAAGTGGAGAAAAAAAAAGTTAATATTATACACAAAGTATTATTATAATAATATGAAGAAAAATAATATCGTAATATTTAATTGGAATAAGCAAGGCCACCCATACCAGATAATATACGAAGAACGTTATAGTTGACCGCATATACGTGTAAAGCACTATTGAGAGTATCATTATAATCAGCTGTTAGATTTAGATTTAATACAGCAGTATCAATGCGAGACATATTTAGTGTACCACTTGGTTGATGTTCTTCTGGTTTAAGAGCAAATGAATAAACATTGATTCCAGCATTAGTTGGTACATTTTCGTGATGTTGATATGGTTGAATTGTATTGAAATAGGAGCCATTGCGCTCAGAGAAACGGTCATTACCATTTAATACTAATTTAGCAGAAGCAATTGGATTTACAGATGTAGTAGCGCTTCTCGCTTCAACATTAGTATTTACAGTAGAAACGGTAGTTCCTGTTTGGTCATTGGTGAAATTATACCAGTTAAGATTATCAACATAAGTGTTAGTATTACCAGTAGCTGTAACAAACCAGAATAATTCTTTGCAAGGATGGTTGAAAGATAATTTAGGTTTGGCTTGGGAACCAGATAGGGATTCAGTGCCAGTGAATTGTAATTGTTCAATTAAATATTCATGCGATAATTGAGCAAAACGTCTACGTTCATCAGTGTCAAGGAAGATATAATCAACCCATAGAGATGAAGCACCTAATGGGCTCGCGAGAGCAGTGGTAGAACCTTGGCATTTTTCAGCGGTTTGGAATAAGATGTTTACTTTAACTTCGTGATATTGAAGAGCAATTAATGGAAGCGCTAAACCTACATTGCGGCAGAACCAGAATTCAAGAGGTATATATAATTGATCATTGGAAGTATCACTTAATACTCCTCCCTCGCCGCCAACCATTTTTTTGTAACCTTCACGTTTCGAATAAGGTAAAGATAATTCATTCCATATGTACATCCAGTGAGAGTATTGTTTGTCAATCTTTTGGCCACCAATTTCAAGCTCCACGTAATCAATGAGACGTAAGCCAAAATAAGGACACACATCCTTTGTTTCTTCCGACATATCAACTGTTAAATACATGCGATGTATTAAATCACCATTACGGGAGATTTGGCATGTAACGCGATTTCCGTAACCTGGATTTCCATTAAAGGTTTGTTGGATAGCTTCAATAGCGAAGTTAGTATGACGACGATATACAACTTTGAAAAAGGTAATTTGAGGATTACCAGTTAAATAAACATCCTGAGCACCATAAGCTACTAGTTGAAGAAGACCACCACCCATTTACGCTATATTCTTTATACTATTAGAGGAGAAAAAAAAAAGTGTAATATTACACAAAAGACATTACATTATTATTGTTATAATATATTGAAAAATAATACGACATATTTTAATAATTTAGTTGGAATAAGCAAGACCACCCATACCAGATAATATGCGGAGAACGTTATAGTTTACAGCATATATATTGATACCACTGTAATCAGCATTATCATCACTACCTCTGTTTTTTAGCAATTGTGTTTTAGAAACGGTATTAACCATGAGGGTTGCGGTATCAATACGAGACATATTGAGGGTGCCACTTGGTTGATGATCTTCGGGTTTAAGAGCAAAAGAATAAACATTGATACCTGGATTGGCAGATACATTGGTATGATGTTGATAGGGTTGTACTAAATTGAAATAAGAACCTTTGCGCACCGCGAAACGGTCATTGCCATTTAATTGTAAAATAGCATCTTCGAATGGATTTTTAGCAAGAGCGGGTGTTTCAACACTATCAGTATCATCGGACGGGTCCATGTCAGTATAATCATACCATCTTGCATTACGATAATCAGGGGAACTTAATTTAGCAACCCATACTAATTCTTTGCATGGGTGGTTGAAGTTAAGTTTAACACGAGTGCTGCCAGTGCCGAGAGTTTCAGTACCGGTGAATTGTAATTGTTCAATTAAATATTCATGAGATAATTGAGCAAAACGTCTACGTTCATCGGTATCAAGGAAGATGTAATCTACCCATAATGATATATCTTTAAGATCGGGAATATTTGCTAAGATCCCTCCTTGTAAGCCAGCAGAGGTAGTAGTACAATTATGTTTAGTATCAAATTCAATCTTTACTTTAACTTCGTGATATTGAAGGGCAATTAATGGAAGCGCTAAACCTACATTGCGACAGAACCAGAATTCTAAGGGAACATATAAAGTAGTTGAAGTATCAATAGATGTTTCTGCCGTATTAGCTCCAACCATTTTATTATAAGCATGGCGTTTTCCAACAGGTAAAGATAATTCGTTCCAAATATACATCCAATCCGAATAGTGTTTATCTATTTGTTGACCACCAATTTCAATAACAACAGATTTTAATAAGCGAAGACCTAAATAGTTAACATATTTATCAGCACCAGAGTTAGCTATCTTAGGTACTTCTACTTGGAGGTACATGCGGTTGATTAAATCACCGTTACGGGATATTTGACAATTTACGGTGTTTCCATATCCTGGGTTTCCATTGAAGGTTTGTTGGATAGCTTCAATAGCGAAGTTAGTATGACGACGATATACAACTTTGAAAAAGGTAATTTGAGGATTACCGGTTAAATAAACATCCTGAGCACCATAAGCTACTAGTTGAAGAAGACCACCACCCATTTACGCTATATTCTTTATACTATAAGTGGAGAAAAAAATATAATTCACTACGCGAATATTTCTATTATAATACATATAAAACTAATTGTGATAATTTTATTATATATGATGTTCAAAGAAAAATCATCAAAAAAAAAGATAAATGTTGATACAAAAGAAACCTATACTCTTGATGCAATGCATAATAATATGATAAAAAAATTTCAACAAACGGATAAGGATTTACAATATCATAATACAATGTTAAATAAATATGAGCAAAGTTTAAATATAATATTTCACAAATTAAATAATGATAATAACGATAATGATACTATAAATTTATTATGGACAAGTAACGTTGATTTGCGCGAAAAAATCATAGAAACAAAAAATAAAATCAAAGAGCTTAATAATAATTATGATGAAATAGAATATTATAAAAATACTAGCTATATTTTATTCCAATATTATGATACCGTTGATAACCAATCTCATATTAATAATGCTCTTGTCACAAATACGAATATAATTAAGTCTTCGATAGATATGCCAATAAAACAAGGAAGAAAAATATATAAAAATGAAACAAAAAATAAAAAGTCTAACTATGTGCAGAACACTGTAAATGTATTAGAAGCTTTAAATAATGTATCAAATCAAGAACAAAGTAATATTAAAGATACTGATGATAATAGTGATAGTGAAGATTTGGTTGATGATAAAAGTACTTTGGTTGATAAATATATGTCTATAATAAATAAAAAATATGTTAGAAATGTTGAAGATGATAACATAGAAATATGTAAGGATTGTAAAAGTAAGATGATTTGTTTACAACAAGATGCAATAATGATATGTAATATATGCGGATATCAAGAATTATTGTTAGTTGAGCAAAATAGACCTATACTTAAACAAAATACCAAGGATACTTCCCATTTTTGCTATAAGCGGATAAATCATTTTAGGGAATGGTGCAACCAAGTTCAGGGGAAAGAGAGCACTGATATTCCAGACGAAATATTTGAGAAGATTTTAGCGGAAATTAAAAAAGAAAAAATACTCGATCTTAAAGCAATTACATATTCTAAAATGCGCGATATTCTTAAAAGATTACGTATCAATAAGTATTATGAACATATTAATTATATTATAAATAGAATCAATGGTATCCCTACACCGCAATTTAGTCCGGAATTAGAAGAAAAATTATGTAATATGTTTAGAAATATACAAGCTCCTTTTTTGAAACATTGTCCAAAGGATAGAAAGAATTTCTTATCTTATAGCTATGTTCTCTATAAGTTTTTTCAAATATTAGGTCTTGATGAATATCTGAAATATTTTCCTCTTTTAAAAAGCAGAGAAAAATTGTATGTTCAAGACCAAATATGGAAGAAGATTTGCATTGATTTAAATTATGAAATTATACCATCACTCTAAAAACCAACGGGAAAACCAATCAAGCTAAAACCTGCACCTAGACCGACGCCTTGTCTAGCACTATTTGATATAATAGGGGATAACAAATCTAATATTGAAAAAGTACACGCGGCTGTTAATGCTAAAAGCCATATTTCATTCCATTCAAGTTTATTTTTAGGTAATATTAGCGCTATAAATGCTACAACCAAGCCTTCAAATAAATATTTCATTAATCGCGAACCCGCTTCCGAATAATCAAATTTATATTCCATTTTTCTACTTATTATTCTTATATTTTTTTTAAAAATATATAAGATTATAATTATATAAAATAGCATAAGAATATGGCGACAGTAACTGACAAAAAGATTGATCTTGTAGACCCAAGAGTTGAAGACCATTTGGATGAAGACAAACCTATTAGAGGACAAAAATATGTATTACTTTCATTTGTAAGTCCCGAAGATGTCATTATCAACAAGGAGGCTCTATTTTTTAGTAAATTCATGGAAAGTTTTTCTAATAATGTTAGGGAAATCTTTGATTCTATTAAGGAAAAATACCCTGATTCAAAAAATGTTATTGATAGTATTAGTGATAATCATAAATATATCTTTGATGCAAAAGAAATGGACGAGCAATATAAGTTCTTTAAATCCGTACACGGACCTGACCTTGAATCTAAATATCATGCCGACAATAAAGGTATTACATCTATTCGTGGTGTAAAAGTTCGTGGTTGCTTTGAAACTCTTGATGAGGCAAAAACACGAAGCGAGTTTTTAAAGAAATTAGGTGATAAATTTCATATTTATGTTGGTGAAGTTGGTTGTTGGTGTGCTTGGGCTCCGGATCCCGAGTTTATTAAAGATGTAGAATATTCCAATTCCCAACTTAATACTTTAATGAAGGAATATAAACAAAATATGGAAGATAAGGATACTGTCTTTGAATCTCGTAAAAATTCTATTGTCGCAGCATCATCTCTTGATAATAAGCAATCTCCAACAGATGCATTAAATGATGATATTACTGATAATACAAATGTTGAACTATCTAGCATCAAGGAAAGTATTGAAAATGTAGATGTATGGAGTCAACGCAAAGAAGAGGAAAAATAAATAATTAACCTATTTAGAGTTATCATTGGAATATGAAGGCAATTGCTATATTTATTTTATTTATAGGTTGCTTATTAATAATACAAGGATATTACAGTAATAAAAAAATATGTAAAAAAGATAAAGTTATTATTAAATATGTGCCAAGAAGTGTTTACGAAGAACAAATGAAACCCGCTGAAAGTTTACAAACTTTTTATAAAGGGATGTTTGATGATATTATATTGCCATCATAAAATATTTATTTTTATCCCTAATATTATTAAATGGAAATATTAAGAAATATTAACAAAAATATAATTGATATAACTAATGCAAATAACGATATAGATACTAGATTATTAAAAGAAAATATTAAATTATATTTTGATAATAATTCCGATAAGGAAAACATTAGCAATAAAAAAAGAGAAAAATATTATGAAAACTATGAAAACAAAAGAGTT